AGTACGCTTCTTTGATGACGCGATGTCAAACATTACGATGTTTAAGGCTCTTGCAAAGCAGTATCCGGACATATCGTTCGAAGCATATCACGTTCACCATGACGGATCAGTAAGGAAAGTATGATGTTATCATTCGACCGGTTTCTTGTAGAATCAAAGAACACTCACATGGAGCATATCGAGGATAATATCCTCAATGCGGGTGTCGAGGGTGCACGTCAGTCGATTAACTATCTTCGTTCTCTTCGTGACATGCTAGCAGGCAACTCTACGAAGTCGGTGAACGTAACGATTAAATGGGATGGCGCACCAGCAGTATTCGCAGGCATTGACCCAAGCGATGGTAAGTTCTTTGTAGCAAAGAAGGGTATCTTCAATAAGGACCCAAAGGTGTATAAGACACCAGCTGATATTGATGCAGATACGTCAGGTGATTTGAACACTAAGCTCAAGATTGCTCTTGAAGAGCTCTCAAAGCTTGGTATTACAGGAGTGGTACAAGGTGACTTCTTATATTCGAAAGAAGATATTCGAGAAGTGGATATTGATGGAGAATCGTATATTACTTTCCATCCTAACACGATTGTTTACGCGATACCGAAGAACAGCCAACTTGCTCGTGAAATCCTTGCCTCAAGAATCGGTGTGGTCTGGCACACTACATACCGAGGAAACACTCTTGAATCAATGTCAGCGAGTTTTGGAGAGGAGATCGCAAGCGGCCTCAAGAAAACGAAGTCGGTCTGGTCAGTAGACGCAGTTTACAAAGATGTTTCTGGTTCCGCTAACTTTAATGCAGCAGAAACAAAAGAAGTAACTGAGCTATTGTCAAAGGCAGGTAAGATCTTCTCAGGCTTAAAGAGATCTGCGCTTGATGGCATTTCGGATAATGATGATCTTCTTATGCGAGTAAAAGCTTACATTAACACAAAGGTCCGTGTCGGTGAACGTATTGGTAACACCTCTCAGTTCGTCGATGGTCTTATGAAGTATGTACATGACTTTTATCAAAAAGAGATTGACAAGAAAGCGACCGATAAGGCAAAAGCTGCTGGAGAAGCAAAGCGTGCAGAAGTCATGAAGTACTTTGCAAACACTCCTAAAACTGAAATTGTGAAAATCTTTGATATGTACAATCTCATCGTCGATGCTAAGCATTTGATTATTCGTAAGCTCGACAAAGCAAAACAGATTGGAACGTTCCTTAAAACTGCTGATGGCTACAAAGTCACTGAGCAAGAGGGATTCGTTGCTATCGATCACATGGGTAAGAATGCTGTGAAACTTGTAGATAGACTACAGTTTAGCCATGCAAACTTCTCGTCAGACATTATCAAAGGATGGCAGCGTTAATGGCACAGTTTAGAACAGACACTTCTAAATATTCACTCGACAATAAAACCCTGTTTGAAGTAAATATGCTTAGCAGTAGATTTACTGCGTCAGGGACAGCAACCGATGCTTTCGGCCGTCTAAGAGTTGCAAATCCACTTACATTGTTTGATTCATTTCACCGTTATCAAGACAACGGTAAATTTTCTACTAGCACAAGCGGTACGGCAAATACACAATATCAAGCAAACGAATCTGTAGTAGATTTGAATGTGGGTACTGCATCGGGTGATAGATGCTATCGCGAAACAAAAAGAGTTTTCGCGTATCAGCCTGGCAAGTCATTGCTCATCATGAACACGTTCGCGATGAATGAGCAAAAAGCAAATCTGAGACAGCGCGTTGGCTACTTCAATTCGCAGAATGGTGTGTTCCTCGAAAATGATGGTACCGGCAATTACCTCGTACTGAGAACATACACGTCTGGATCTGTTGTAGAAACTAGAGTTGCACAAGCAAACTGGAATATCGACAAGTTTGACGGCACAGGGGCCTCTTCGCAATCAGGACACCCAGATCGCGGAAATCTAAATACTGCTAAATCAAACATTTTCTGGGTTGATATTGAATGGTTAGGCGTTGGTGATGTTCGCTGCGGGTTTGTAGTTGACGGATTGATGGTGCCTGCACATGTATTTCACAATGATAATCTTAACGCAACTACTTATATGACGACTGCTATTCTACCTGTTCGATATGAAATTGAAAATACCGGTATAACAGCATCTGTATCTAAGATGAAACAAATCTGCTCAACGGTTGTTTCAGAAGGTGGATATACGCTTGAAGGTAGAGCAAGAAGCGTTAGCATACCGATCACCACTCCAAAAGACTTGCCAACAGCAGGAACTTTTACACCTGTCATGTCAATCAGGCTGAAAGATTCGTTCAAAGATGCACTAGCGGTATTGAAGGATGTTGAGTTCTTCGGCATAACAAACAATACGAGTTATCGGTACAAGATTATTATCGGTGGCACGTTAACTGATGCATCATGGGCATCTGCTGCATCGGATTCGCCTATCGAATATGACCTTGCTGCAACGGCAATCTCTGGTGGAAGAGATGCACAAGTTGGTTATGTCAATGTCTCCGCTGGTGCTGGCGGGGCAGCAGTGAATCTTGGAAGAGAAACATTGTTTACATATCAGTTTGAAAGAGACCCATTCGCGGTGAGTGATGCCGGTACAATCATCACACTTGCTGCTACTGGTGCAGCAAACGGCAACGATGGGGTCGGGGCAATGACTTGGGAAGAAATCACGTAAGTGACTACCGGCTATACCTAAATGTCAATGTAAACTGTCGACTTTTTGTGATAAATATATCCGTATGACAAAGGTATAGTATACGGAGAAAAGAATGTACGCCGCTGTAAATGAAACTGCTCGAGCAATTAGCCCGCTTAGCATCGCAATATCAAATGGAATCCTTCGCTCGATCGAACTTATGCTAAAAGCAATTCCATCTGGATCAAAAGAAAAAAAGATTAGAGATCTCGCTCATTCACTTAAGTTTGAGTACCCACACGAATCACTTGATTATGTTACGAACATGGCTGCTAATATTTATGAGGATGGTCGCAAATGATAGATCCAGATCACTCATACTTTAAAGACATTGACGACAAAAAGAAAAATGGTGGCAAGTAATGTGGAAAAAGATAGTTAAATTTTTTGAGAGATACGACGAGAAAACTTGGGCTCACAAGTATCTTTCTGAGTCGTATGATCATATCGATCTTGAACGTAGAATGGAAGAGCTTGACCGTCGTGGTATCCGCTGGTACTGATCAATCACAATAAATAGAATTGAGTCAAGGAGAGTTTCGGCTCTCCTTTTTTATTGGAGGAAGATATGGTAATAATGGATCGTGGCCACAACGGCGGTAATGTGTGGCGTTGGCAGACTCTTGAAAGATTTGTGAAAGAAAATAATTGGACTAATGGCGCAGAACTCGGTGTTTGGTATGGCGAAACATTCAAGCGTTTAGTAAATAACTGTCCAGATCTTCGTTTGTTTGGTGTTGACTTATATGCAGAACAACCTGAGAATGATGGGCCGCAAAAGTACATTCCGGGCGAAGATGGTCACGTATGGAAGCATGAACAATACTATGAAGATATTAAGTCTTTTTGTGATGCATCGAACGGTAGAGCAACTATCTATCGTGGATACACTAATGAAGCGTCAAAGCTTGTTGAAGATGAGAGCCTAGATTTTGTATTCATCGATGCAGACCATTCATTTAAGGGTGTAGATGAAGATATTATTCATTGGATAAAGGTGAAAAAGGGCGGGTACGTGATTGGGCATGATATTCATTGGCCGACTGTAAAAGAAGCTGTAGAAAAGCATTTTGGCGAAAACTACTTTAAAGAACAAGATTTTATTTGGTATGTGATAAAATGATAAATGACGAACTTGCTATGAGAACTGTTGCCATCGAAGGTGTAGATAAATTACTCTGGCCAGTACGTGACTTTAATGCTTTTCATTGGCCACTTCAAGATTGGATACGCGACAAAGAAGCTTTTCTAAAATTTGTAAAAGCAAGAGATGTTGTAGTACAAGCTGGTGGATGTTGTGGTATGTATCCTCGATTCTACAAGAATCATTTTAAGCGTGTGTACACGTTTGAACCGAATCCTACAAATTATTATTGTCTTGAAAGAAACTGCGAGGTTGAAGGTATTCATCACCAAAATGTTGCACTCGGTTCTGCAGAAAAACTAGTAAGCCTTGATTCACCGACTGCACCTGGAGAAGAAAATAACGTCGGCATGTATACAGTGAATGAAAATCCGGGTGAAGTAAAAATGATCACTATCGATAGCTTAGGCCTTGATGAGTGTGATCTAATTCACTTTGATCTTGAAGGATATGAGACCGAGGCTTTAAAAGGTGCTATAAATTTAATTGAGAAGTGTAATCCAGTCATTATAACAGAAAGAGCTTGTGGTCGGGAATTGCTCGAATCAATCGGCTACCGTATAGTTCAAAGAACTTCTATGGATTCTATTTTTGTGAGAGGTTGAATATGAATATTGAAAAGAAGATGACGCAGATCTGGATCGGACCAAGACCTGCACCTATGAAGTGGATGAATACTTGGAAAGAAAAACATCCGGATTGGGAATACAGTATCTTTACTCAACAAGATCTTGAGTCAAGAAAATTCCACAATCAGCACCTAATCGACCATTATTATGCCATGGGATTATATAGCGGAGTTTCTGACTTAATCAGATATGAACTATTGTACGAGCGAGGTGGTTTCTTTCCAGAAGCAGACTTCTTGTGCATGGAAAACACCGATGAACTCTTTACTGCCCCAAAAGAATTCTGCTACACTTGTTATGAACAAGAAAAGATTCGTCCGGGATTTGTACAGCCTATTCTTGCAGCAAACCCTGGCAATGATTTCGTGAAAACACTCATCGATATCTTGCATCCTTTGCGTACTGATCAGATGAGTAAGTACCCATGGAAATCTACCGGTAACGAATGGTTATCAAAAGTTATTCCAAATTACAAGCCAAACATCGTAATTTGGCCTTCACATTACTTTATCCCAACTCATTACGACCGCGCGATGCCAAAGTATAATGGTACAGATAAAGTTTATGCTCATCACTTATGGGGTTCAACCGGCGGCGGCGTCGATTATCGGGAAGGTGTAAAATGATTCCTACTAAAGCATATATTTTAACTATTGACAATCCTATCTCAAGAGAGTATGCTAAAACTTGTGCAGACTCGTGCGACGCAGTTGGGTTAGCATGGGAATATT